AGATACTAAAGTATCAAAAACTGAAACCGTTAAAGATAATAAAGTTAATGAAGCAGCGTATATTGTTTCATCTTTAACAGGCGATATTGTTCCTAAAAAAGATTCAGTATTCGTATCATTTGGTAATTATCCTGACGTAAAATCAATAGTTAAATCCAAAATGTTTTATCCAGTTTTCATAACAGGATTAAGCGGAAACGGTAAAACAATGGGAGTAACTCAAGCGTGTGCCGAAAACAGACGTGAATTGATTAGAGTCAATATAACAATTGAAACAGACGAAGATGACTTGCTCGGCGGTTATAGATTAAGAGAAGGTCAAACTGTTTGGCAAAACGGACCTGTTATAGAAGCAATGGAAAGAGGCGCAATTCTTTTACTTGATGAGATAGACCTTGCAAGTAATAAGATAATGTGTTTACAACCAATTCTTGAAGGTTCTGGAATCTTTGTTAAGAAGATTAATAAATTCGTGAAACCTGCCGACGGATTCAACGTGATTGCTACTGCTAATACTAAAGGACAAGGTAGTGAAGACGGAAAATTTATCGGAACTAACGTGCTTAACGAAGCATTTTTAGAAAGATTTCCGATTACATTTGAACAGAAATATCCAAGTGTTAAGATTGAAGAAAAAATCTTAATTAAAACTCTTGAAAGAAGTGGAAAAAAAGATAAAGACTTCTGTAAAAAGTTAGTCACTTGGGCAGACGTTATAAGAAAAACTTTCTTTGACGGAGGCGTAGATGAGATTATCTCAACAAGAAGATTAGTCCACATAGTTCAAGCATTTACTATCTTTAAAGATAAAGTAAAATCAATTGAAGTATGTACTAATAGATTTGATGAAGATACAAAGAATTCATTTGTAGAGTTATATTCTAAAGTTGACGGAGGTGCTACAGCAGAAACAATTGCTGAAGACCAAAGAAAACAAGAAGTAGCTGACCAAGTGAAAGAGGATGAGAGTGACTCAAAAGATGACGCTGCTGAATCAGACAATGATACATCAGCTCATATTTAAAAACTCTCAATCATAGTGTAAAGTCCTGAAGCGGAGGTAGTGCTCCGCTTCACTAACTACACTAGAAAGAATTTGATTATGAATAGAAGTTTAGAAGCAATTAAAAATTGGGATAAACCAATTGACGAAAAGGCAAAAGCCATTATGGGACATTATGGAGAAGATGTTGGTAAAAAAGTATTAGAAAGAATATACAATGATAGAATATATAATGTATTAAAAAATTGGTTTGCTTCAATTGATATGACATATAAATTAGATAATAAAATAATTACAGTTGATATGAAATTACAAACGCTTTGGCACACCAATTCCGACGGAGCTATTTCATTAAATTGGAAACAATATTGGGCAAAATTTTATGCAAAAAAACTTCCTGATGAATATATTTTTATAACTGCTCCATTTTATAATGATAACGGAGAACCTGTATATCACAAACATATGTATAAATTATGGATTATGATGATAGATGATATGACAATGTATCGTAATAAATTAAAAACAAAAGAGGAACCAAACAATCCAAAATCTAAAAGATTTACTATTCCATTACCAAAAGATACTATTGATAATTTTAAACCTTATTTTGATAGTACTTATATCAGAAATTCGGAAGGTTATCTTAATCCTAGATTATTAATAAATGAAATTGCAACATTAAACGAAGAAGAAATTAAAAAGTTAAAAGAAATTCAATATGTATTACACGATTTAGGAATAAGAAATTGTGTTACTGCTTATGGAAAAAATAAAAACGGATTTTATAAAAAGGAGGCAAGTTAAATGAACGATTTTTATAGTGAATATAAGAAGAGAGAAGAGAAGAGAAATAAGTTAGAAAGATTTTTAGATAAACATAACCATACAATGGAATTAATTAGAACTATACTTCCAATTATTTTGTTAGTTATGCAAACAATAATTTTATTAAAGATACTTTAATGGCACATACTAAAAAAGAAGTTTTGAAGATATTAGAGAAGAATAAGATTAGTAATTTTACTACACCTGAAGACCAAATAATGATGAAATTAAAAACAGCGAAAGATGTTGCAGTAGGTGAAAGAATTAAAGTAGAAAATTTATCAGATCCAATTAAGGATTTGTTAAAGGAAAAGAGTGATAAATTATGAGTATAACAGTAGAAGTAAGACACGGTAATGTAGAGAAAGCAATGAGAGTGCTTAAGAAAAAAGTACTTAAAGCAGGTTTATTAAAAGAGTATAAATTAAAACAATACTATAGAAAACCATCTGAAATTAAAAGAGAAAAGAAAAAAGAGGGTATCAAGAACGCCAAAAAGAGGCAGAAATTAAGAGAAGCAAGATTATAGAATTACACGCCTGTGCTTGAATAAATATATTATACCAGGCAGTTCATAAGTCCTGGGGCGTGGAAGGGTGCCAACACCTGCAGATTTAATATCTGAAAGTTGGTAGTAGTTTGAGGTCTACTATAACAAAACCTCAATGAATTACGAGTTTTGTGGGAGTTTGGGGAGACTCTAAAACCCATAGAAGGTCCAAAGGTTTCAATACCAATAGCGGACACTACGATAGATATTTTGGTGGATTCATACTATTAAAAATAAATCCATCGGCGCTACTTGTATATTGTAGGAAACTACATATATAAGTAGTAGTGAGTTGCCATTAAGGGACTCATAAACGATAACTTTGCTTAATAAAAGGAGGTTTTTATGACCAATAAAGCATTATCTATTTTTAACAGGTTAAGACCAGTATCGGTTGGATTTGATTCAATCTTTGACCATTTCGGTTCAATGTTTGATGACGATTTCATTAACGATATACAACCTAGTTACCCACCATACAATATAGTTAAGTCAGGTAAGAATACTTACGATATTGAAGTTGCATTAGCTGGATTCAACAAGAAAGACATTACTGTCAATGTTGAAAACGGTATGCTAACTATTGAAACCAAGAAGGAAGATAAAGCTTCCGACAAGGATGAAGACGGTGAAGTAATACATAAAGGTATCTCTAAAAGATACTTTAAAAGGTCTTTCACAATCGCTAATGACGTAAAAGTCAAAGGTGCTGAACTGAAAGATGGACTGTTAAAAGTTTCTATGGAGAAGATTATTCCAGAAGAAAAGAAACTAAAAACAATAGACGTTAAATAATAACGTAATATAGATAGTGGCGGGTAAAACCGCCGCTATTTTTTTTGGGCCGAACCAACATTGACTTATAAATACTATTGTTATATAATAAACTAAATGAGGAAATTATGAATAAAATATTAGTGATTTTAATGAGTTTGATTCTTTTAAGCGCTTGTTCAAGCATAAAAAATCCAAGTATAGCATTCGGTAAAAAGTGCGTAGCAAAAGGTGACCAGGTTCACTATTCTTACGTATGGATATTTGATAGCAATGCTGGGTTACAAGCAGATGAGATTACTTGCGAATTAATTGATAAGAAGGAAAATAAATGAAACTTAAAGATATAAAAAAGAAGATATCAGGTGTAGGGATAGCAATATTTGTTGTTGTACTTGCATTGTTGATAGTTACTATAGACCAAAAAAATGATATTAATGGATTACAAGCAGAACTAGAAAATGCTGAAGTAGGTATTTCTGCCGTAGAATCAGAATATTTGGATAGTATTGCAAGATTAGAAGGTACAATACAAGCATATGAATTGGAAATAGCTTCAATTCGTGATGTATTACAAAGTACCAATAATGAATTGTCGGTATTTCAAGCTGAATTATCTACAGCAGAAGCAGTAGCAACTCAATTAGCAGACCAATTGGTTACAGCAAATGCTACTATTGTAGACTTAACAGAAAATCCAAATTGTCCTGTTCAGTAAACCAACATTGACTTTATGTGAGGTTGGTGATATATTACAGTATGATTAAATTATGAAGGAGTTGATATGAATCTATCAAACAGTACAGTTGCAATTTTAAAAAATTTTTCTGAAATTAATAAAAACATTTTAGTTAAACCAGGAAAGCAACTACAAACTATTTCTACTTTAAAGAATATTCTTGCTGAAGCAGACATAGATAATAAATTTGAGCAAGAATTTGCGATATACGATTTACCAGAATTTTTAAGAGCAGTTGAATTATTTTCTAAATCAGATATCAAATTTAATGGTACTAACAAATTGGTTATATCAGACGCCAATTCAAGACAATCTGTTAAGTATTTCTTTGCAGATAAATCAGTAATTGTAGCACCAACTAAATCAATTAATATGCCTGATAAGTATGTAACTTTTACATTAAAGGGTAAATGTTTTAATGACTTATTAAAAGGTATAGTTACATTGAACTTACCAGACATTGCAGTAAAAGGTGATGGTAAAAATATTACAATGATTGCAACTGATAAAAAGAATAAATCATCTAACGATTATTCTGCTGTAGTAGGTACAACTGATAAAACTTTTGTAGCATATTTCAAAGCAGAAAATTTAAAAATCATACCAGATGATTATGATATTGCAATTTCTAAACAAAGAATAAGTCATTTTGTTAATAGAAATAAACCAGTACAATATTGGATAGCATTAGAACCAGATAGTGAGTTTTAATTATGTCAGTAAAAGATTGGACGTGTACTTTTATTTGTAAACATACAGCAAGAGGTTCACACAGGTGGGCATTTTGGTTGGAAGGTATTATAATAGGAGTATTGATAGGGTTGATTATATGAAAGTGAATATATTATGGCAGAAAATTTATGGGTTGAGAAGTACAGACCAAGAAAAATTGAAGATTGTATTTTAACCAATGAACTAAAAGAAACTTTTAAACAGTTTGTAAATCAAAAAGAACTCCCAAACCTATTACTATCAGGTACAGCAGGTACAGGTAAGACTACTGTAGCACGTGCTTTATGTGAAGAGTTAGGTGTTGATTACATTATCATTAATGGATCAGACGAAGGTAGACAAATAGATACGTTAAGACATAAGATTAAAAACTTTGCGTCAACTGTATCTTTAACTGAAACAGCAAGTCATAAAGTTGTTATACTTGATGAGGCGGACTATATGAATCCAGAGTCCGTTCAACCTGCATTAAGAAATTTCATAGAAACATTTTATAAGAATTGTAGATTTATCTTTACTTGTAATTATAAGAATAAGATATTAAAAGCATTGCAAAGTAGATGTACTGTTATTGATTTTGCTATTACTGGTGATAAAGTTAAGGTAGCGACACAATTTATGAATAGGTTGTGTAGTATTTTAACAGAAGAAAAGATAGAGTTTGATAAAAAAGTCCTTTCAGAATTAATAGAAAAATACTTTCCAGATTTCAGAAGAACTATTAATGAACTTCAACGATATTCAGTAAGAGGTAAAATTGATAGTGGCGTATTGTTTAGTTTAACTGAAGCAGATACGAAAAAACTTGTAGCAATTTTAAAAGAAAAAAGATTTAATGATATGAGAAAATGGGTTATTCAAAACCTAGATAAAGAACCATCATCATTGTTTTCAAACGTATATGAAATACTATACAAACATTTACAACCACAATCTATTCCACAGGCAGTTTTAGTTATTGCAGGATATCAATATAAGTCTGTTTGGGTAGCAGACCAAGAGATTAATATGGTTGCTTGTTTAACAGAAGTAATGGCAAATTGTAAGTTTAAATAAAGGATATTAATGAACGCAATAGTACAGAAGATAGGTAAATGGCATAGTAAAGTATTTGGCTATGTTTCTAAAAAAGCAAAAACAAGTAAGTGGTGGGCAATAGCATTAACTGTACTTGTTTTATATGAAATTGTTGAACACGTGGTCTATCCAATATTAGTACCATATCTAGCGTATATGCATTGGTTTAAATAATGTACGAACTTTCTGATTATCTTAAAGCAATTAATGAATCAAAAGAGAATTTATTAGACACACCAGACCCGACTTGGGAAAAGAAATACCCACCCTTTGTAATTAACCGTTGTCTATCTATGTTCTATGATACCGTAATGCATAGTAATGAAATGAACGGTTATCATTTTCTTCCTAAACGTATGCAATTTCATTATTTCATAAATAGTATACGAAAGAAAAGGCGATTTGGAGGTAGGTGGTTATCAAAAACCAAGTTGAAGAACCTAGACGTTGTAAAAAAGTATTATGGATATAGCAATATAAAAGCAAAGGAAGTACTCAACATACTTACAGATGACCAAATTGAAAGACTTAAATTAAACCTTATACAAGGTGGGAGAAAGTTTAAATGAGTGAGGATATTATTAGTTGGTCACAAGGCGATATGCTTGAGGTGACCATTAAACAACCTGATGATTTTTTAAAAGTCAGGGAAACGTTAACAAGAATAGGTGTGGCGAGTCGTAAAGATAAAACATTATATCAATCTTGTCATATATTACACAAGCAAGGCAAATATTATATAGTCCATTTCAAGGAATTATTTGCATTAGATGGTAAAAAATCTACATTAACTCAAAACGATATTCAAAGAAGAAATACCATATCTTTATTATTACAAGATTGGAACTTAATTGATATAGTTAAAAAGGATATAACAGAAGATAAAGCACCATTGAGTCAGATAAAAGTATTACCATTTAAAGAAAAGAAAGAGTGGACGTTATCTGCTAAGTACAACATTGGGAAGAAAGTGGACGACAAGAAAAAAGAATTAAAAACAACATCAACTACGAGTCCAATGAGTGATGAATAAATGCAGATACCAAAATTCAAAGATTACATAACAGAAGCAAAAACTTCTGGATCATATAGATTAATCATTATATCAGATGAACCTGAAAATGATTTAAATTTCCATACAGCAAAGAACTTAATGAAACAAGCAGATAAGCTTGGTCATAAGTCATACATCTATAGAAATACTGGTGGGTATGTAACTGTTGAAGATGATGGAGAAATGTATTTCCATAATCAAGATGACAACAAAGGATTTAGAGTATCGGCAAGAGATACAGTTGCTGTTATAAGAGGTTCAGTAGTACGTAGAGATAGTTGGATGGACTTGGTATCAAGATTAGAAAAACACCAAGTGTGTGTAGTTAATAGTAGAGAATGTGTTAGTATGTGTGCCGACAAATATAGAACTTCATTAAGATTAGCAGACTATGGTATTAGACAACCTAAATCAGTATTGGTAACTGATCCAGAAAATTCAATGGAATCTTTTAATAGTTTAGAAGAAAAGTTTCCTGTTATCTTAAAGACATTAAGAGGTTCAAAAGGTGTTGGTGTCTTGTTTATTGAATCAGAAAAATCATTAGATTCAATAGTACAATTACTTAATAAACAAGATGAGGATTCTGATATATTATTACAGCAATATATAAAAACTAAATGGGATGCTAGAGTTTTAGTATTACAAGGTAAAGTATTTGCTGCTATGAAAAGACACGTAGTGCCAGGAGATTTTAGAAGTAATGTATCAAGAGGTGCAGAAGTAGAAGAATTAAAATTAACAAAATTAGAAACAGAAGAAAGTTTAAAAGCTGCTAAGGCAGTAGATGGTCAATGGGTTGCAGTAGATTTTATACCGTCAGCAGATAGAGTAAACGAAGAACCATTTGTTATTGAAGTTAACTCTTCACCAGGTACAGAAGGTATAGAAGAAGCAACAAATAGAAATTTAAGTAAAGAAATTATACAACACTTTGAAAATAGAGAACATTGGAAAAAAGTTCCAACTATGTGTGGGTATAAAGAAGTTGTCTACATACATCCATTTGGACGTATAGTAGGTAAATTTGATACAGGTAATTCAGGTACGTCTGTTATACACGCTGATAAAATAAAAAAATCAGGTGGTAAAGTTACTTGGTCGTTAGAAGGTAAGACACTATCAAACGATATAGTACGTAAGCAAACAATTGAAGTAGGTGGATTAAGAGATTATAAAGAAGAAAGAATAGTAATTAAACTTGATGTAAAATTTGCAGGTGGATATTACAAAGAAGTAGAATTTACCCTAGATGATAGGGATGAAAAATCTAAAATATTATTTGATAGGGAAACTATGAATAGATTTAATGTTATGGTTAACCCTAATAGAAAATATATAATTACGACAAAATATAGTTTAGATGATAAGAAAGGAGAAAATAAAAAATAAGATGAGTATAAACGGAAAAGTAAAATGGTTTAACCCGACAAAGGGTTATGGTTTTATTGCTAGAGAAGATAGCGAAAAAGATGTTTTTGTTCATTCTTCAGCGGTTCAAGAAGCAAATTTAGAACTGAACGAAGGTGACCAAATATCTTTTGATATTACTGAAACGCCTAAAGGCAATTCAGCAATTAACTTACAAAAAAACTAAAGAAAGGTCTACAATGGTTGAGATAACCAGAAGTAAAGAAGAGATAGCAAAGGACATTAAATTTATCTTGGAAGATAAAGTTGCTCCTGCTGTGGCTCAACACGGTGGGTTTATAAATTATTTAGACTTTGATATGGATTTAGGTGTTGCAAAATTAGAACTAGCAGGTAGTTGTTCAGGATGTGCAATGTCTAAACAAACATTACATCAAGGTGTGGAAGATATGCTTAAGCATTATGTTCCAGAAGTTAATGCCATTGTAGGAGAAGACGACCAAAAAGCAGAAGAACAAGGGTATACACCATTTGTACCTAGAACTAGCATTGACTAATTTTTAATTCTATGATATATTATAATCAAGGAGAAATATAATGGCACTTAGCGAAACTAAAATCTTAATCTGTAGATTGATAACTGGAGAAGATGTTATCGGAAAAATTACAGTAGGTTCAAAAGTTATCACAATACATAAAGGGTACGTTATCATACCAACACAATCAGCAAAGGGACAACCTATACAGTTGATGATGACGCCTTATGCTCCATATTCAGATGGAGATATTGTTGAAGTCAACGCAGATAAAGTTGTATCTATAACAAAACCAAAAGAACATATTACACAAAACTATGTCAGTAGTACTTCATCTATTGTAACACCTAAAAAACAGTTAATAACTGAAACAGGTTTGCCTACATTAGATAAGTGATAGATGTATATTTTGTAAGGGACGGATCCAAGATTCGTGTTCAGACTAAAGAAGGTTTGAGTGCAATGGAGGCAGCGAAATTTGAATCACACGTACCAATACCAGAAATTCCTGCCGATTGTGGTGGTAATTGTATGTGTTGTACGTGCCACGTATATGTTGATGAGAAGTGGATAGACAAAGTACCAAAACCAAAAGACTTATCAATAGAAGAAGAACAATTAGAATATGAAAGAGGATATAAACCAGGTGTTAGTAGATTAAGTTGTCAAATAAAACTTACTAAAGACCTTGACGGTTTAATTCTCCATTTGAGACCAGATGAACTTTTATAAAAATGTAATAGAACATAAAGGCAAACTACTTGTTAGAGGTGTAAGAGATAGCAAAGAGTTTAAAGAGAGGATTAATTTTTCTCCAACATTATATTCAGTATCACAACATCAAGAAGAATTTAAATCATTACAAGGACATAATTTAAGACCTATTACTTTTTCATCTATTGACGCTGCTCGTAGATTTAAACGTGATGTCGCTACTAAAAATGCACCAGTCTATGGACTTGATAGATTTCATTATCAATACATCAATGAAGAGTATACAAAACAAGTTAAGTGGTCAAAAGAATTAATTAAAATATTTACATTAGATATAGAATGTACCTGTGAAAATGGATTTCCAGAAGTAAATAATCCAGTTGAAGAACTATTATGTATTACAGTTAAGAATCAATCAAACAAACAACTTATAACGTGGGGTGTTGGTGAGTTTAAAACTTTACGTACAGACATAACTTATATTAAATGTACAGATGAAAGACATTTAATAATGGAGTTTATGAAATTCTGGTTGAAGAACTATCCAGATGTTATTACAGGTTGGAATACTAAATTCTTTGACCTACCATACTTGATGAATAGAATTCAATTAGTTGCAGGTGCTAAAGTTGCAAGTAGAATGTCGCCTTGGAACTTAATACATAAAGAAGAAATAATTATAAGAGGTAGACCTAATACATATTATTCATTGTTTGGTATTGCAATGTTAGATTATCTTGATTTATATAAATGGTTTATACCAGTAAGACAAGAGAGTTATAGATTATCTTTTATAGGTGAAACTGAATTAGGTGAAACTAAAGTAGAAAATCCATATCCAACATTTAAAGATTTCTATACAAAAGATTTTCAAAAATTCGTAGAGTATAATATTCAAGACGTAGAAATAGTT